ATTGGTCAGAAGTTGTTGACCATGAAGATGAGTTGTTGCCTTGATAAACACCAGAAGTAGCGCCTAAATACCCTGTATTGTTTCCTTTGTCTGTCAAACCAGTCCAACCAATTAGTATTGTTTGGGTAACACCTCCAGCAGATCCGGTTAATTTACTGCCGACCCAAACATTATTAGCACCAGTAGTTATAGACGTAACGTAATTACCAACTTGCTCTCCGAGTAAAGTATTTGACGTTCCTGTTGTAACAGCACTTCCAGCGAGATAACCAACAGCAGTATTACTTGCGCCGGTGGTGTTGTCATCCAAAGCCTGATAGCCAACGGCGGTGTTATTTGTACCGGTGGTGTTACTAGCAAGCGCTGAATTACCTAATGCGGTGTTGTTGTTCCCTGTTGTATTTTCAAACAGCGCACCATAACCAATAGCGGTTATCCCACTAGCCGTGCTTTTAGCGGCGGCGTAAGCGCCAAATGCGGCGTTATCGTTTGCTGTTGTATTTGCTCCTAGCGCATCTCGACCAAATGCGGTGTTTGCACCTCCAGTAGTATTTGCGTCCAACGCCTGATAGCCAACCGCAGTATTGTTAGCGCCAGTAGTGCTAGCGGTTCCAGCGTTATAGCCAACAAAAGTATTGTTTACGCCTGTATTGCTACCACCAGCACCTTCGCCAAGAGCAGTCTCAAATGGCGAGGCTGAGTCGGTTACGCCTGTTAGGCTGCTACCGGCTAACGCAAGGGTTCCAGAACTATCTGGAAGCGTCAGAGTACGGTTAGTGTTGCTATTAGGCGCAGCGATAGTAAACTCGCCTGTGCCACTAGCGTTACCTTGGATTTTTACTAGACTCATGGTTGCTCCTTAACAGGCCATAAGCACACAAGGTACGCAGTAAGAGCCGTCCTCGTAGGTGCAAGTTACATGATTGGATGTGACCTTTGCCACCGTCTTAGAACGCACAATATCGTCACCTTGTGGCTTGGCAGTACCGTCACCAGCAGACATTAGCAAGTCACCCTTCTGGACAACTACGCCTTGAGCGATACGGATAATCATGTCACCCGTCATCGCCATGTTGATCTCGTCTACCTGATGAGTCTCATCATATGACCATATTACAAAAACGCCAGCGACATTGACATCGCCCTCGACATCAGAGACTTTGACTTTGTTTAACTGCTCGTTATCAACTGGGTTGCCTTCTGCATCGGTGTAGACATTCATCTCGTCAAGGTTAGACATGACCGTACCCTTGACTAGGGTATCGTCCTTGGTTCCGAGTATCTGCGCCCAACGAGATAAGTGACCACCGTTGTATGAGACTGTTGAGCCTGAGACGGAGATGTTGCCTTCTTGCGTTCCTCCTTGAAAAAACGCAACAAGTTCTCCGTCATCTCCAGTTCGATTTACTGTGAATACAGTATCCCCTTGTCTAGCAACATCAGTACGATTGTTAGAATTAAATGCGAATCCCCCTCCGCTTGACAAGAGATATAAATTTCCAGAGGTGGTATTAACTAAAAAATCCCCACCGCTAGTGATACGGGTACGGAGAGACCCGTTTGTATACGCATCTAAAGCAGTTGTGCTTCTAATCTGACCATTTCCACCAGCAATTAAAGTCATCGTGGACTCTGCGGTGTTTTGTAGCGTAATCGTTGGGTCTGATGCTGACGCAACATGAAGTCTTGAACTTGGCGAAGTCGTCCCAATCCCCACATTACCGCTTGAATTAATCCGCATTACCTCTGCGCCGCCTTCAGCAAATCCTATGGTGTCAGCCGCAGGGAAGAAGATACCTGTATTGGTATCTGCACCCTGTACCGCTGGCGTACTAGCAGAGCCATCTACACCTGCTATGCCTGTCGTACCGTTAATCGTAATTGCCATGTTATCTCCTCTATACTACAGTCCAAACGCTGCCGCTAGAAACGGTTACGTTTGCACCACTATTAACAGTAATCGGGCCAGCAGACATTGCGTTATACCCTGATCCAATTGTGTAACTTGTAGCCACGTTTGCCTTATTTACGATCAGACCATTATCTGCCGCAATAACCTGAGAAGTAAGTTGTCCCGTACTTGGCTGGTAAACAATGCTTGCATTACTGGTAAATATGTTAGAAACCGTACCTGATACTACGTTGGCAAGTAGCGGGTAAATGTTAGCGGCTGTCGATGTATCGTTGGATACCGTGATCGAGCCACCACCTCCAGCAGACCAAGCCAAGGTTCCAGAACCATCGGTAGACAATACCTGCCCGTTAGTACCATCTGCGGCTGGCAGAGTCCATGTTACGTTTGACGCTATATTGGCTGCGGCCTTAAACGCTACATAGTTTGTGCCGTTATCCGTGTCTTCGTAGAGTTTAATATCAGCGCCAGAAGCGGACGTACCGCTAATGTCTACTGAACCTACAAATATTGGAGCGCCAGCGTCACTAAGGGTAGCATTAGAGTTTTGCAGCAACTTACCAGTGGTTAGATCAAACCTAGCAAAGGCGTTATCTGTAGAACTTGCAGGGCCAACTACGTCACCCGTACCGCCGCCACCGGCAGCAACCCATGACAGGGTTCCGCTACCGTTTGTGGACAATACTTGACCACTTGTACCGTCTATTGATGGCAGCGTCCAAGTGACGTTGGTTGCAACCGTTGCGGGGCCTTGGAAGGCAACATAATTTGACGAATCTGCATCGGCAAACCGTACATCGCCCTGTGCGTTTAGGGTAATGTCTGAAACCGTTATTGTGCCGCCAGTGATCTGCGCGTTGGCAGTCTGTAGATTACCGACATTGGCAGTGGTTAGATTGGCCTGTGTAGCCGTGACGTTGGTAAGGGTAGCATTACCCGAACTAATGTTTGCTCCGGCTATGTTAGCGGCTGTAATGCCTGTAAAAGTACCGCTTGTAACGGTTACATTGGTAAGCGTAATGTTGCTTAAAGTCTCAACGTCAACGGTTACGTTGTCTAACGTAATATTGCTTATCGTTCCGCCGGTAATCTGAGCATTAGCGGTTTGTAATGTCCCTACATTAGCCGTAGTTAGGTTGGCTTGCGTGGCAGTGACATTGGTTAATGTTGCATTGCCAGAGGAAATGTTAGCACCAGCAATATTTGCCGCAGTAATACCTGTGAATGTACCGCCAGTAATTACCACGTTACCAGACTGAAGGTTGGTGACGTTGGCTGTGCTTAGGTTAGCCTGAGTTGCGGTTACGTTAGTGAGCGTGGCATTGCCAGAACTAATATTAGCGCCAGCAATATTGGCTGCTGTAATTCCGGTAAACGTGCCGCTGGTGACTGTGACGTTAGTAAGGGTGATGTTACTTAGGGTTTCTACGTCCACCGTCACGTTATCAAGGGTGACGTTTGCTATGACCCCACCAGTAATCGACACGTTGTCAGCGTTTTGCGTGGCTATAGTGCCTAGACCAAGGTTAGTCCTAGCGCCGGAAGCAGTAGATGCACCAGTACCGCCATCAGCAATGGCTAGATCAGTGATGCCAGTAATAGATCCGCCAGTGATTGTGACGTTGCCGCTTTGCTTATTGGCAACATTTGCCGTTGTGACGTTGGCTTGCGTTGCGGTTATGTTGGTTAAAGTCGCGTTTCCGCTAGTAATGGTTGCGTTAGAAATGGTTACGTTGTCAAAAGTCTCGGTTTGAACCGTGACGTTATCTAATGTGACGTTACTGATCGTGCCACCAGTAATGGTGACATTGCTTGACTTTAGGTTTGCCAGTATTTCTGATCCACTGTTGATGCCGTTAATTGCGTTAGAAAGCGTAGAAAAGTCGCTATCCAAATATGCTAACGGAATCGCTGTAGTAGCGTTGGCAAACGTGTGTGGTATCGTTACCGGAAGTGCCATTTAGAACCTCGCTCTTAATTCATGCTCTAGTTGGAAGCCGTTCATGGTGAATGGCGCACTAGTACCTGTTAGGGTTAATCCAAGATATTTACCGTACATTTTCGCATCAGAACGGTATAAATAATAGTTACCCGCCCCTAAAACTGTATTAGAAATCCAGCCAATAGCAACCGATGACCCGCTGCTGTTGATCCATGGAATGTTAGTTCCTACGTTATTAAACCAAGCAATAGAATTACTAAATGTGATTGCCGGAGACTGCTGGTTTTCTGAGTCGATAAAGCAAGAAAATCCAGCATAGCCAGACGTAAGGGTTGCCTCAACACCGACCTTCAGGGCTTGTTTGTCCCTAATTGGATCGCCCATAGGCCAAAGGGCTGTAATTACTTCCCAATCTATTCCGCTAACACTATCGTTATAAAACCTGATTAAATTTTGACCAGTGGTGCCATACATATTGATGTTGCCAGCAATAACTGCCGAGGCAGTCCTAGTGACGGTGCTTCCTTGGCTGGTAAAAAACCACTTACGGTCAAAAAATATGGCCTGAATCTCTCGCGGCGTAACTACGTTATTTACTGTTTCGTTATATGTAAACGTCCAGCAGGCGCATAGAATATTGTTAAGAAGAACCTGACCGCCAGTTATAGGCTGAGTAAAGTCAATTTCTGGAAATATCCCGTCTATGTCATCACTGATCTTTGACGTTGTAGCGCCGACCAAGGCGTAAATACCGTATCGGTTCATAAACAGCATGGATCGGAAATACGGAAAAATGGCGTATTTGAACCCAGAGCCTATTGAGGCCGATACGTTAGTGTTGGTGAAAACAGTCTCTCCAGTGGTGCTATTGACCCGCACATCAGAAAAGACGTTGATTGAGTCTTCGCCGTAAATGTAGAGAAAGTTATTAGCAGCAATAATTGCCGCTATGTCTGTTCTTAGCGTTGAATCGGTAAGCGTAATGAATCCGCTAGATACCGATACAAAGTCATTGTAGGTGTCAGCAGCAGAGTAGTACACCGTGCGACCATCAGCAATCCAAGTACGACCACTGAAAGTAGCAATACCAGTACCATTTTGACTAAAAAGGTTACAAGTAACATTGGCACCTGTACCCGTTGCATCAGTGATCGTGACCGTAGGTGCAGATGTGTACCCTGTGCCTGCTTCTGTAATAACGATTTGAGAAACTGCATTTCCAACTAACACCACCTCTCCGGTAGCCGTTACCCCTCCGGTTTCTCCGGGCGCTCCAAAAGTTACAGTAGGAGCAGAATAATTGCTACCACCATTGTTGATAGTGACGCTGCCAATAGAGCCAATACTGACAAGATTTGTGCCATCCCAAGTTTTGTACCCTTTTGCCGGATCAATAATAAGTATCCGGTCATTTTTCCACTGCACAATTTGAACATCGGCATTGGAAAAGGTATTTGCTGGTGCTAAATTTGCCTGTGTAGAAGTAGCAACATTGACGTATTGGGCGCTTCCGTCTTCTTGGAAGGCAAACATATACTCAGTATTGTTAATGTTGGAAGATGCCATATACGTAACCGTATTGGCAAAAGCCACGTTAGCCACGTTTTGTGGCGCATTAACAATCCTAATGTTTCCGTAACCAATTGGCTGAGTGTTTTCAAGCCAAGTAAACTCACCCTCACCGATAGCGGTGCGGTTGTTTTTAATATTTACGCCCTTAAAATCCTTACTTACAAAGTATGATTTTTTTTGTTCTACCGCAGCCATTTAGTACCCCGACTGATAAACAGACGGTAGGCGGCGAGTGAAGGTGCTATTTAGCGCACCGAGGATTTGCTTCGTGTATTCTTGCTTGAAGAGTTCCGATTCACCGTAACTTTGCTCTTGGTACTTGGCTTTGCTTGCCGCGTAGTACGCGACTGCTTCGTAGTACGGGCTTGGGATGTCTGTGTCCGCTTGCCCACCAGTGACAAGAGGGCTTGGAAGAACAACTGTATCCAATTCAATTTCATATGCTTGATCCGGTTTTGGCCCTATGTAAATTGTTTTGGCACCATAAATGGAAAAGCCTATTGGCCTACCATTGTAATTTTGCCAAAAACGTAATTGGGCGTTAAAGTCCGTCCAAGCCATGTAGTACATAGGCCAACGACTATCGCCCCAATAAAGGTTGATATTAAGAATATCAATTGTGTTATTGCCTTGCGTCAGGTCAGCAAAATCGACAGTCTCATCGCCTACAGTCAACGTGTAAGTTTGCAATACCCTACGACACCCGGAGTCTTGCACCGTGTGTCCTCTGGCATCGTTAATGTAATCTGTTAGTTCTTGATCTGTCCAGAAATTAGCATTAACGTCATGCAGCAATCGCCGCGTTTCGGTGATGTATTCGTTTAAAGTAGGCATTTTTTACCATTACTGTAACTGGACTTTTGCCACACCTTTGCTTTCAGGTTTTTCAACCTTTGGCATTGGTGCGGCTACTCGTTCCACCACCGGGGCTGACAAGTGGACTTTCTTTGCAGGCTCGTTAGAAAACGAAAACTCAGCCAAGCGCTCTTTTGCGCGAGGCAAGTCTGTGTTCATTTTCATCCAGCCAAGCCTGACAAAATACTGCTCTTTATCATCATCGCCATAACCAAAGATATGCTTTGCAGCCTCCAATGAGATTTCAACCTCCTTATTAGTTTCAAAAACATATTCAGTGTTTTCAAAACGTCCGGTTGCTGGAATCCCTTTGTTGGTTACAAAGATACTTTGGCTCATAGTGTGACAATATCTCCGTAAATGGCTACATCACAAGTTACCCCGGATGCTGCCACGTTAACGTTAAAATACAAAGCAGGTGCAGTAAACACATTGGCGTTTGCCGCAGCAGATAAAGTCAGGTTCACATACGATGAGGTGCTAGAAGCGCCCGTCAAAGTTTGTGTATCTGCAACATCTGTTCCGGTTGCTGCCGTTGAGGTGTGAACCCCAACGTCAGCGCCGGTTGCTGCGCCGCTAAAGTTACTTAGCGTAACTTGACGCACAATGTACTTATTGCCGTCCTGCACGGAAACTACAGTGTCTCCAGCAGTGCCAATAGATTGGCCTTGTAGGAAACCAAGACGCTTATACCCAAAGCCATCTGGGTATTCACGACCTACGGCATTTGCGTCCATAGTGCCTCCTTATACGTTACCGAATGTTTCGGGAGCAGCGACTTCGCTGCCGACCACAACATAGGTAGACGTAACAAGTTGGTTGCCAAGGTTAGTAATACGCACGTTTGTACCGTCAGCGATCATAAAACCGCCGGTGTTGTTAGCCAACACGTTAGCAAAGCCAGTACCGGCAGATGAGTTGTTCACCTGAACGGCTACGTTTGCTACTGGATAGAAAATGTACGAACCAGCAGCCAACACGGACGATGCTCCAGAAGTCAGGCCGGTAGAGCCTGCAATGAAGTATGCAGCCGTGCTGTTGGCGTTAGCGCTTGCTAACAGGATTTTATTAAGGGCTAATGAAGGCATGGTTATTTCTCCTTTACAGTGTCAGAGAGTTGTAGCCAGTAACCTTCGTCATCGACTTAGGCTTGGTGCTTACCATTTCGGCAATCATCAAGACAGCGCCAACATAACCAATTTGGAAGTTTGGCAGAGTCGATTCAAAGCCAGTGAACGCAAACGATGCCTGCTCATGGATGTACATGGACAGATAGTTTGTGTTCAGCAGGTACAGAGTACCTTCCGGGCAATAAGGATCAGGATAGATGGGAACACCAGCAACCATCAAAGCGCGGAAAGCGGCTTGAGGGCCATTGGCATCAGCATCGAACCCGGAACCCGGAGTAATCATGTACTGCTCTTGGCCTACGTAGTCCTGAGCCAGCAATGTCCAAGTACCAAAACCGCAGACACCGAATGTCGGCACTTCTGCACAGTTCTTGACGGTACCGGAAATGTACTGAAGTACGTTCTGACGAGTCGGGTTAACCGAACCAGCAGCGTACTCTTTGGAAGCCCACCACGAATAAGCACTACGGCTAATGCCACCGTAGGTGCCAGACGAGTCAACAGCGATGGGCAAGCCCGTAAACTGCTGAGTATCCGAGGTGTTGGTGTACAGCGAGGTAGCCATAGCATCCATCATCACGTTGGTCGCATCATTCATACGAGCCTCGATGAGGGGGATGATCGCGTAGTCTTGCTGAACTGCGCCTTCCATACCGAGGAACGGTACCGGAGAGACAAGCAGTTTCAGGTTGAACTCAGCGTTATAAGCGCCTTGCTGAACTGAAGGTTGTGCAAAAGAGCCAGAATAATCTGACCATTGTGCGTTGACAAACTGCGACCCCTGAACGGGCACCGTCACCGATGACACACCGCCAGAAGCGGTTTGACTATTGGCGATCAGTGCAGCCATGAGGGGCGTAGAGTTGTAAATCTGCACGACCATCTTGGGAATAAACGCTCTACGGGTTACATACGTAAGTTCCGTATACTGTTGACTACCAGAGGCCGGTATAATTCCACCGCCAATAGGCATTTTGATCTCCTAAAAAAAAGCCCCTAAACCAATAGAATCAAAGACCGATTGGCCTTGGATTCTTCCTAAACTCGTTTAATGCCGCATGTGCTGCATCACGCGCAGCGCCTACCGGATTCTTCATAAAATCCTTGGTATTGAACTTCGACATTACGGGCTGCGGGAACTGCGATGGTGTAGGTGCTGCTGCCTGCTTCATCCACGAATGGTACTCAGCGGCAGTCTCGTGATTGGCAATACCCTTTTCAACCATTAACTTCTCAACATCCTTGATTTCATCTTCGGAGTCAACAAGTCCTTTTTTGATTAAGGTATCGCGGCGCTTCATCAATTCCTCTTTGGCTTCCTTTTGACGCAGTTTGTCCTCAAGGGACTTGACGCGATCTTCGGCTTGCTTCAATACGGAATTGGTACGCTCTTCAATTTCAATCTCAGGGATTGGAACATCAG